TCGACAAGCCGTTGCTTGCGCGCGACGGTCTCGGCGTTCAGGTCCGCCACGATCTCTTCCAGCCGCTTGATGCGCTCCAGGAGCGCCACGAACTCCCGCTGCGAGATCACTTGTGGCCCTTCTTCGCTGCCTTCGCAACCGGCGCATCGAACGCCAGCACCAGCGTCCCGTCCTCGGCGAGCGACATATCCGCCTCGCCTTCGTACACAGCATTGCCGACCATCACGCGCATCCGGCGCATGCGGCCCAGCATGTTGTTCACATCCGCCCAAGGGTAGAGCGTGGTCGTGTCGATTCTCATGGGAAATTCCACCGTTGATAGCAAAAAGCAGCGCCCCAGAGACACATTGCCCGGATGCGCGCAACGCAGGGTTGCTAGATGATCCCCAACTGCGGATAGGGCCTGATGTCCTGCCGGAAGCCCGTCGAAGGCTTGTGCATCGCGCCATAGCGAAACGCATCGGCCGGATGGCTCGTCCAGTCGTGCAGGGGCTTCAGCTTGAACACCTTGCGGCTCTCGTCAAATTCCTTGCGGTACTGCTTCAACGCCTCGACCAGCCGCTCGCACTTCACGCGGTCGAACCAGCACATTGGAATCATGTTGCGGGCCGCCTCTATCCCGTCCTCGACGCGGTGCATCGGAATGACGGTCGGCGTTAGGCCGAGGGTTTTCAGCGTTTCTTCCCGCGTCTTGCCGGTGCCCAGTTCTTTCGCCTGCACGTCATGCGGCAGGCAGTGCGTTCCGTAAAGGTAGGGCTTGCTGTCCAGCACCTTCGCGTAATGGGCAAGGCCTTCGCCCGACGCCTCGTAATAGTCGATGATGTGAATCTCACGCCCGACACGCTGGGCGAAGATGATCGATGTCGCGTCCCCGATGCCCAGATCCCACCAGGTATCCACCCTGACCGCTGTGTCGTAGGGCACGGCGCATATCCGGCCTTCGTCCTCGGCATGGCGCATCAGCGCGCCGTAATACGATCCCTGGATTGCCGCTTCAAAACTGCACTCGAATTCCTGGGCGTACTGATCTTCGCTCATCGCCTTGCGGGCGGCAGTCAACTCAGCCTCAGCGACGATCCCGGTCTCGCTGGCCTTCAGCAGCAGCGCGAACCACTCGGGGTCGTCCTGCGCGTCCTTCCAGATGTCGTAAAACCCGTTGTGACCCTTTGGCGTGCCGATGAACACCGCCCATCCGCCGCGATCCGCAAGAGCAGGCCGCAGGACTTCGGACCATACGCGCGGGTCCATGTCCGCATATTCGTCCAGCACAACGCCGTCGAGATAGATGCCGCGCAGGCTGTCGGGGTTGTCTGCGCCGTACAGTCGAACCCTGCCGCCGTTGGGCAGGTCCACCCGCAACTCCGCCTCGTTGTAGCCAACCCCAGGGATGGGCCGCGTGTAATCCCGGACATACTGCCAAGCCACGTCCTTAGCCTGCTTGAAGTACGGGGCCAAATAGGCAAAGCGTGGGTTAGGCTTGGTGCAGCGCAGCGCGCCGTCAATCAAATCGTTGGCACAACTAACCGTCTTGCCGGCCCGGCGATGAGCCACAATGACAGCAAAGCGTTGCGTGCGGGCATGAAATGGAGCGAACTGCGGCCGAGCCTCATAGCCCGTGCTAATCACCCGCACGAGCGACGCCCGTCACAACCATCACCGGCCCCTCACCGTCGCCGCCCGTGTGCAGCAGCTTGTCGCCGTATCGCTTAGGCGCCAACTTGCTGAGATACCAGCGCCGGGCATCGAAACGAAGCCGCGCTTTCTGCGGATCGTCCGCAGTATCGGCAATGTCGATGACATCATCCGCCATGCGGTCAAGCGCGATGTCCCTGGCACGGGTGTATTGCGGGGAAAACCCGTTATGGTCTGAAATCACCCAGTCACGAACCGTTCGTTCGTCGGGCATGTTTTCATCGCGGCAGATTGAGCGCAGGCTTTCACCGTTGGCGAGCCGCTCGCATATCGCGTCGGCAATCTCGGGCGTGTACAAGCTGGGGCGACCGCGCTTTGCCATCGGATTGTCTGGGGTTCCCGGTAACGGCTTCCGCACCCTGCCTTACAGCGGGTGCGCGGCCACAAAGGAATCGGGCAGGACCATTCTAACCGATCTGCCCAGAATATCAAGCAGCAGTGTGACGCGCTCCTTCTCGGCCGCAACATATAGTCCGGAGAAGCCTTGAAAGGGTCCGGCTTCGACACTCAATCGCTGACCGGGGACGTAGCGGACGCGGCTCTCGACCTCCAGACGCAAGGGGCCGTCCGCCATCCTGTGCTGCATGTCGAGGATGACATCCGATGGCACATGCGAGGGCATGCCGTCGCCACGGGTAACGATGCCGGTGACGCCGCGCGTGCTTTGGATCGGCGACCAGCCCTGGTCGTCATAGACGCGCACGAAAATGTAGCCTGGGAACAGCGGCCGGGTGACCCAGGCTTCCTTGCGACCGTGCTTGATGCGTTTCCAGAATGTCGGCAGCAGGGTTCCATAACCCTGGTTCTGAATGTTCTCGTCAGCGCGCGATTCCTCGCCGGTCTTGGTGCGGACCAGCATCCACCGGGACTTACGCAGCAATGGGTTGGCCATCTACTTCCCCTCTGAGGCACCTACTTCGACTCTTCAAGCATGGACTTGATAATCGTCTGGCATTGCGGCGAACGGGGCTCGTCATCGATGTAGCAGACGGCAAACCATTTTTGGCTCTCGTCCAACGTGTGCGACAATGGAACGGCTGGCTTGCTCTGAGACATTACCGCCGCAACTGACGCGGACATGATCACAAGCAACATCGCGACAAGGGCGAGCGGGTATCGAGCCATCACTTCCCCTCGTCGGCTGCGAAAAATAATGTCCATAGACCTGTTGACACGCGCCCGGCCTGTCCCTATATTACTGGACATGGACGGGGCGTGGTGCCCCGGCGAGATGGGGAGATAGACAGATGGCCTACCGCGACAGCATCGACGAGATTTTCGGCCGCATGAACAATGATGGGAACGTGGACATCCTGTATGCCTCGGATGGTATGGCCGTCACGCGGCTGGAGGCCTCGGTCTACCCAGTCGGCAGCAGCCTGAGCGCGCGTTACGAACACGCCGCTGGCATCACGTTGACCGTTGCTGACGCCACAACGCTCGGCATCGAAATCGAATAATCTGAATTGAGGGGAGAGAGACAGATGACCAGCACCACCTACACAGTCGTTTCCGAGTCCGGAGACCACATCCGCAGCGGCCTGACCGCCATCGACGCAATGGACGAGATTCTGAGCCACGACGGCTACGCCTACGAGATTCGCCGCGAGGCCGACGGCAGCGGGTTTACCCTCTGGCACAGCGACGGCTCGGCAGCTTCGCCGCGAGGCGCGCGTCACATGGTCCAGACCGTGATTTACAGCGTCGCGGACAACGCCGACGCCGCCAAGGCCGAGATCGCCGCGAAGGTTCTCGCGGCGTCCGAGGGCTGGCCGGGCAGTCCAGAGGCGATGACGGACGCCGAGTACGATGCGAGCATAGGAGACAGGACGATGACGAAAAGCGAAGCAACGTCTGCAATGCAGAACGGAACAAAAATCGAGGCCGGGATCAACGAGGACCACGATACGGGCCGCATCGTCAGCATCGACGGCAACATGGCAATGATCGCTTGGGACAGCGGCGTGCGCACTGTTTGCCCGATTTCCGACTTGAGTGTTGCAGATGACGCCTGACACCCTCCGCGCATGCGGCGAGGCCCTGTACGGCGGGGAATGGATATCCCCGCTGGCCAGGGCCATCCCGTGCGATCCCTCATACCTGCACAAGATGTTGAAAGGAGACCGAGCGATCTCCGCACGCATCCATGCGCGCGTCCGTGACCTGCTCGCCGAGCGCCGGGTCGTGATCGACAGCCTGCTTGCGGCGTAGGTCATTCCTGACCCTCTTCGGCTGCGATCATGGCGCGGCGCGCAACAACCATTGCCTGCGCGTCCAGGTCGCGGATGATTGCCATCGCTACACCCGAATATTCTACAGCGTGACCGCCAAACCTGGATGCCAGAACTTTCGCCACGGTTTTCATCGTCTTGATCGTCATCGTGGTGTCTAATCGCACTACCGTCGCGCTGTCAGAGTCATGCGCCATCACTCCGCTCCTGCCTGCTGTGCGGGGGTCCGTATCTCGATCCGAAGCCCAGCCCGTTCCGCCATCGCCGCGTCGATCATGCCGCGCGAGAATGCCCGCGACGTGTCCAGCCTCGACCATCCCGGCGGCGGCGGTTGCCCGGCCTTGAGCGCAGTCACTCCCGCTTCCAGGCGTGCGCGTTCGCGGGCCTCGCGGTCGTCGAATGTCTCAATCCTGGGGGCGGCGGCGCTCGCCGTGGGCTTGGCAATGGCCTTGCCGTTCTCTGCTTCCCGGCGGCACCAACTGCGCCACGTCGCGGACCAATCGGCCTTGCGCCCTTTCGCGCCGGCCACAGAACGCCAGTAATCCGTGAATGCCAGCCATACCCGGTCAGGGTCTAGCCCAAGGCTGTTTGCAAACTGGCGCCAGTCGTCCGGTAGCGCCTCGATCCCAGCATTTTCAAAACGACGACCGCGCGCATCCGAACGAAGTGAGGATTTATCTTTCTGGCTTCTGGCTTCTGGCTTCTGGTTAGCATTGCCGTCGCATTGCGTTTGCATTGCGCCCGCATCGTCGCCGCCTTTGTTTTCATTCGGCTTTTGTGCCCACCTACTTTTTGCGGCTGCGCGGGCTACCTCTGACTTTTCCAGACTGTAGGATAGCTCTTCTACTACTCGATTATTCGATAGGTAGCCGCTATCGGAGACGATCTTGCGCTCGGCAATCAGCGTCTCTAGTGCCTTCTTAAACACGCTATTCGATGCCCCGCACATGCGCGCCAACCGGGCCGGTTCATCTTTGATCTTGCCGCCGCGCTCGTACATCATGGCGACCAGAGAGATGTAAATGCCGGTCTCGGCACATGTCAGTCCGCGCGTGCCTGCGAGCCAGTCAGACGGGAAAAAGCGAACCCATGGATTTCCGCTCAAGCAAAGACACTCCGTCGCGGCACGGACCAGTCCGGATAGGCAGCCTGGGACGGCGTGGCGGGCGTTCGCGGTCTGACCGGCTGGAAGCACCTTGCATGATGCTCTGCGCACCAGGACCGCGAATGCGTGGCAGTTGGCTTGCCGCAATACACGGTGTCGGACCCGTCCGGCTCGCCATCGATCCACTGGCAGGCCAGCGGGTCATGCCTGTGCTGCTCCGGCGCTTGGCGCTTGATCGGCGACGGTCTGCTCTGCAACTGCATGCGATGCGCCTTTCCGATGATGGCGTTTCGGGTCTTACCTAGCAGGCAAGCGGCGATCTCCGATGCGGGAAATCCGCGCGACCAGAGGTCTGCCAGGATGTCCATTTCCTGCTGCGTCCAGCGCATCAGATGCGAAGCCCCGGCGCGGCGTATGAATTGCCCTGCGACGAGCGCCAGCGATGCGTTCCTTTGCACGGGTGGCAGACCCTGTTGCCTGCATGCTCGCTGTCGAATGTGTTGCCGCAATCAAGGCACCGCCGCTTTCGCTTCTCGGTGCGGCGCTGGTAGCCGAGTTTGACGCGGATCGGCGGGTTCGGCACCGGCTCGCCGGGAATGGCGATCAATCCCTTGACCGGACGCACAATTTTGCCGCGCTTTTCCAACTGAGAAAGGGCGCTTGTCACCGTGTTAGGATCGACGCCGCTGCCCTCGTATATTTCCTCGTAAGTGGGGCTGCGGCCAGTGTCCGCGATGAACGCGCGAACGGCTTCGTAAACGCGCACTGCGGTTTTCGTCAGCGGCTTGGTTTTCATATCCCCCTTTCCTTTCGCTGTTTCTTAATTGCGAGGAATGCGTCGATCTGCTGCCGGTCCAATGCCGTCATGTGGTCGCCAACGGTGTTCCGCAGCCGGACGATGGTCTCGCGCATCCACCGGATATCCGCGTCCTGGGCGGGCGGTGTTTCTGCGGCCATCTCTCGGGGTGTGCGAAGGGTCACGCCGCTTTGCCCTCAATCTCGCGGCGCAGAATCTCCGCCACCTTGCGGACATGCGCGCGATACCAAGCTGTCTTGGTGCCCTTGGCTGCGATCTTCCGCTGGCGTCTGATTGTGGCGAGTTCGTCCCAGTCCTTGCGGGTCATCACACCGTCTCCACCTTGAAGCCGTATAGATGTTCGACCAGTGCGCGCTTGATCTTAAACTCCGGCGTTTCAACGCCCTTGGCGTCCTCGATGTGCTTTTCGCCTGCGCGCTTGTATGCGAAATCTGCGACGTATGTTAGAATGCGTCCGCTCTTGTACCGCACCGGCTCGCCATTGATTTCGATGGGAATGCGCGGCTGCAAAACAAGGTCGGAAATGTCCCCGGCGCGCTCCAAAAGGCGCAGTTCAAGGTACCGGCGATATTCCCTGTTGCTTGCAAACCTCTTCCCGTCGATCTCGACCGGAACGGCGCGGTATTTGGAGCGGGCTGCCATGCGCTATCCACCCTTCACGCATGACGGTGGGCGATCAGCCGCGCCTCGACGCGGTGGCGGACCCATCTCGGAATCTCGGAAAATCCGGGGGGACCGACCGGAGCCAATCCCCCCGTAGGTCATGCCACCATCCGCAGGTGAGGAACCGATGGCGGCGCACAGCGGAGCGATGCGCTCGACGCTGTTCTGTGTTCCGGGGCGCGTCATGCTTGCCGCCGCAGAAAGTCAGGAATGGACAGGTCGCCGCCGACAGGCGGGGAGACAGGGGCACCTGCCGGCGGCTGGCCGTGGGATGGGCGGCCCACGGGTTCGGGAATGTGGTCGGACGGCTCAGGGATTGCCTTCACCAAGCCGCCCGCCTCGCCGTGATCCAGGGAACCGGCGGGGTCAGAAACAAAACGATTTGTTTCGCCAAAGCCATCGACCGGAACTCCAAGGGCTTCCGCATACAATGCCAAGTCCTGAATCTTGGTCTTGAGGCGTTCAAGCGGACCTTCGTTGCCTTCGTCGGCCAGCACTATCGCCTTGACCAGCGCCTTGAGGTTCGCCGCGCTCAGTCCGTCGTCGCGCATTTCCTTCGCCAGTTCGCGAAGGTCGGCGGCGATCCGGACATCTTCCTCGACAAGAAAGCGCATGCGGCGGGCGTAGTCGGACAGCGACGGGGTGTTGCTGGTCATTAGATGACCCGTTCGTCCAACGCCGCGTCGATATTGCCCAGCGGCCTATTTGTGCGGATTCGGTTCCAGCCGAGAATCAGCGCCTTCTTGACGTCAGCGGAGCGCAAACGGCGATCTGATCTGGTCAAATAATTCCGGACCTTATATGCAGGGTCTTTCAAGCTGGAAAAGCCAAGTCCTGTTGCGACTTTCTCGAAATATGCATCCGCGTCCGCCCGATTCTTTTGAGCGCAGACATAGTGCATTGCCGATGCCGTCGAAGGGTGCGGCATGCGGTTGTCGTGAAACCTCTGGCCTGCGGCGCGGATGCTGTCTTGCAGTCGGTCGTAACTGAGATACGCCGCATAAACCTGATCAAGCGACTTGAATCCATATTCGTATGCATCGCGACTGTTCTGCTTTTCCGCGTCATAAGCCATCAAGACGCGCGTTGCCGCCGCAGCCATGACATAATTCGGCACGCGGTGAATGCCGAAAATATCCGCAGCGCCTCGCGTCTTGCCCACGTCGATAAAGTAGAAACTGTCGTCAGGCGCCCCGAACACCACATCGCACTCGAATGAGACTTGAGCGTCAACGCATCCTAAGCAACGGTGTTGCCCGTCGATCATGCGGTGGCGGTTGGAGAAGATGATGGGAACGCGCGTATAACGCCAATTCCCAGACTTCATCTGCGCCGCGTAATGAGACACGCGCTTGGTATAAACAGGCCGGTTCCTGTCGTTGTGCTGCAACATGGATGTTGCCATGTCCGGAGTGATAACCCATGTTTCCGCCGACTGGTTCGCCATCAAATATCTAAGGCGATCCTCAAAACTCTGGTGCATTGCATAAATTCCCCGTGATGTTCCGTTGCTGGTCAACGAACCTTGCCCCCGTGCGGAATCTTCGCCGCGCCGCAGGACTTCTGCGGCAACTTCGACCGCCAGAACCCCATGCGCTCCATGTGGTGAGCGGTGCGCCGCTTGTGGTAGCGGAACCACGCGGACGGGCTGCCGAGCATGCGGGCGATCAGTTCGCGCATCAGGCGGCCTCAGCGGCTTTGCTGAAATGGCTGACAATCCCGGCGCGGCGCACCAGTTCGGCAACCAGTTTCCCCTCTTCGCTCAAAACGAAAGGCTTACCCTTTTCACCATGTCGCGGCACCACTAACCCACGATCCTCAAGTCGGCGCCAAGTAGTGACAAAGTTTCCGTAGTGGTACGGCGGGTTCCCATCCGCGATTTCGATAAGCATCGCGCACATGTTTTTGGAAAGTGTCAGGTTAAACGCAATCCCAGTGACGTGTTCTCGAAACACTGCGTTCATCGTCCCCTCCGATAGTCCTGAAACCGCTCATAGGATTCCGTCAGCCGGTCGATCCGGCGCCGGAGCGTTTCGATTTCCTCTTGCGCCTTCACCGGGTCCACGTCGGGCACACCCAGGCGGCGGCAGAACGCATCCCGGTATTCCGGGACGGACATGAACAGCCGCCAAAAGGGCGCAAGCTGCGGCGCGTTGCGGCGCTCCCACCAGTTCTGTGCCGCCGACCGCGTGACGCGGGCGCGCTCCGCAATCCGATCAACAGCGAACCGCTCCATGCCAAAGGCATCGTGCAGCGCGCCGGTCGCGGCTTCCTGCACGTCGCGGTTATCAAGGTCGATGGCGAGCGCTGCCCCCATGTCAGGCGCTCCGTGCTTTTTGGGGGGAGAATTTCCGTGCGAACTCATAGTCGTCTCCATTCACTGTTAGCGAATGGATCGACACCCCACTTCGCTTGTTGGAACGGCTGCAACCGTCCTTCGCATCGACACCCCCCGGCGAGGCGACAACAGCCTCGCGGGGGTTCCGTCCAATTACGATCCTGTCGGATTGGCTGATCGCGCGGCGGACCTCGCCCGCGATATCAAGATTGTCTCCGCCCATACCCCCAGCCCGGAACACAGTCTGCGACTGGCGCTCGGCATCGAAACCTGGGCGAAGGGCGTGGCGCTGCATGGCTAGGCTGCCTTCCGCTTGGCCTTCGCCAACTGCGTGAGCGTGCCCAGGGTGATATGCTTGTACCCCCTGCCCTGCGCAGCCTTCACCACGTCATCCCAATACTGCGGCGGGATCGACCGGCGATGCTTCCAGAGTTGGGCGCGGACGTAAGGCACATTCACATCGGCGGCGAAGTCGCCCAAGGATGGCCATGTCTCAATAAGGTCGGGGAAGCTGTTCATACCCCCCATAATACCGGCCGTATTACAGAATGCAATACCCCTTGTATTACGGAATTTCGCATAATGCGCCCATGCCAGGAAGCCAGATCACTCCCGGTGCCCGGCTCAGGCAGGCGCGGTCCAAGCGTTACGCCCAAGCAAAAGAGGCGGCGACGGCGCATGGATGGAAGGTCTCAACCTACATTTCGCACGAAAATGGCACGAGGGGCTTTCGATTTGACACGGCTCAGGCTTATGCTCGGGTCTTCGGTGTCGATGCGACCTGGCTCATGACTGGTCGCAACCCACCCGTGAAAGGGCGGCAAACCGTCCCGTTGGTCGGCTACGTCGGCGCAGGGGGGAGCATTATGCCGGTTGATGACCATGCCCAAGGGGCGGGCATTGAGGAAGTCGAGGCCCCACCAGACCTAGACCAAGCTGTCGTGGCCGTTCAGGTTCGCGGGGATTCGATGTACCCGGCCTTCCATGATGGCGATATCATCTATTACGGCGAGCATGTGCCGCCCGACACGATAGCAGGCAAGGACTGCGTCGTGCAGTTCGCAGACGGTAGAATGATGGTCAAGACGCTGCACCGCGCTGGCGACGCCTACACATTCAGCAGCTACAACGCGCCGCCGATCCTGGCCCCGTTCAATTGGGTCGCGCCCGTGCTCTGGATCAAGCGCCGCTAACTTTCCGAACAGCCGCCATGCAACGCTGCCGGATGCGCGGCGAATTTTTTTGCCCCTCCGTAATACGTTCGGTATTGCATTCTGTAATACGCCATGTATGATGACTCCCATCGCCGCACTGTGGCGGCAGGGAGTACGACGATGACGAAACGCGATAGCCGAGTTGAAGAATGGGACGACGAACGCCGCTACGTCTCGATGTACGTGGAGGGCTAACAGATGGACCACGCGACGCACACCCACGAATTTACGCTGTCCGGGCTCGGCCTCGCGCCGTTCAAGTTCCTCGGCGTTCGGAAGAACCTCTTCCGGATGCCCGACGGGACGTCGAAGCCGGGAGGGTGCTGTGCGCACTGCTCCCAGGGTATTCTCTACGAATACCTGATCCGGTCGGCGGACGGCGTCGTCAGCGCGGTCGGGTGCGACTGCATCCGCAAGGCTGGCGACAAGGGTCTGATCAAGCTGGCGTCGCGTGAGAAGAACCGCCTTGAGCGTGAGAAGCGGGAAGCGGCGCGGCTCGCAAAGCGGGAAGCGGACCTCGACGCGCAGCGAAGCAGGAACGGTGGCCCGACAGATTACGAGGTCCGGCAGGCTGCGCGCGAGACTGAGCGGCGCGGGCGACTTGCGCGGATGGCTCCGGTCGTCGCCCTCGCGGACGCCCTCGCAGACGGTTGCGGCCGCTTCCGGGATAGCGTCGCGAACGACATCCGGAACGGACGTATGCCGTCACCCCGCGCGCAGGAAATCATCATCGAAATCCTCGGCGACCGCGCGAAGGCTGCGTTCGACGCCGTCGCCGATGCGTCCGCTTAACCGACCAAGCAGGGAGAACGACGATGGCGAAGTACACACCGAGACCTTGGGAGGCCGACCACGATGTCGTTCTTGGCCCGCGCGGTCGGGTTGCGGACTGTAGAGAAACCGGGCACGCGGCCGCGCTTGACGAACGCCAAGCCAACGCCCGCCTGATCGCCGCCGCTCCGGACCTGTACGAGGCGCTGACAAACATCACCGAATGCGCTGAGGCGGGCGCGGATGGCGTCAACATGGACCTATGGATTGAGCAGGCCCGCGCCGCACTCGCCAAGGCGTCCTGACATGGAAAACGCAACATGGCACCGCACCGGCTTCCCCTGGTCCTGGTCTCCCGTGATCAAAAACACGCGGGTTGCCGCTGACATCGCCTGCCAAATCGAGGTCGAGTGGACGCCCGCTGGTGGTCACACCTACGAGGTCCGGGTCTGGACCATCGACAACCGGATGGTCTCTGCCCCTGCCGATTGGGTCGCGCCGATCCTCGCTGACATTCGCGAGACAGAACCCGAGCAACTTGCTGACGCAGAGCGCAACGCCGAGGTCAATTACGTCCGCGACCACCCCGGCGCTTGGGCGCATGCCAGCGTCTATGCGGCTGAATAACGGCGTTCGCGTTGGCCTTGCGCTGGGCCTCTGGATTGCCTGACCAGCCGTTTGGGCCGGGTCCGTCCCGACCCATGCGGGTGGTCACTCCACCAGGACGACCGGAAACGTCCGCCGGCAATTGGACGCAACCTCGTAACCAGACGCTGATAGCCGGGCCGGTCGCATCTTAACCAGACGGGCCGGCCCGGCAAAGCGAGGAACGATGACCAAAGCGACCTCACAGTACCTGAACACAGGGACGCCAATCGGGAACGAGATAGACCGGCTGCGCACCGAAAACAAGGCGCTGCGGGACGAACGGGATCAGATTTGCGACGCCTTCCGCGAATTGTCCGACCTGTACATCCAAGTCATCGAATCCAATCGGCCGATTTATGCGCTGAATCTGAGCGCGTCCGAGATTGAGACCATCGACGCAAGGCTCGCAGAATTCCGGGCCGCCCGCGCCGCGCTCAACGGGGAGAAAGGATGATGCGCATCTTTGAACGCCACCGCGCTCGATACGAGTTTGTTCAGATGAACGGCGTCGATCCGTGGGCCAAGAAAGGCTCGGCAATCCGCTTGTTCTTTGGCGTGACCTGCCAGTTCTGCGGCTTCCTAGTTGGGCTGATCGGCGTGCTGGCCTTCGTGCTGGTCGCTGGCGCGATGATGGGAGCGCTGTGATGACCGCCCGCGCTATTTTCCTCGCTGGCTTCGTGCTGATCCTCGCCACCCTGGCGTCTGGCACCCTGTCCTATCACGCCGGTCTGCTTGCAGGAGAGACGCGCGAGAAGATTGCCTCCACGGATCGCGCGGAACTCCGGAACGTCGAACGTAAGCAGCGCGAATCTCTTCTGCTCAAATTCATGGTCAGCGAGGGCCGCTGCCCTCCCATCGACATGACCTGTCCCGCGATAAGGATGACAAGCCGATGAGCGCCATGCTTGCACTTGCGAATACCCCCGAATGGCACGCAGATCGTGCCAAAGGCATCGGCGGGTCGGATGCCGCCAAGATTATGGCCGGCGACTGGCTCCCGCTGTGGGAGGAAAAGACCGGCCGCCGCGCGTCCGACGACCTGTCCGATGTGATGCCCGTCCAACTTGGCAAGTTTACGGAACCGTTCAACGTCGCATGGTTCGCGAAGCAAACCGGCATGGCCGTGGACACCGCGAATTGCGAGGGCATCGTGCACCCGGCGCACCCGTTCATGCGCGCCAATATCGATGGCCGCGTTGGCTTGGCGCTTCTCGAATGCAAACACACCAACGCCTTTGCGAAGGACGACGAGATTGTAGGCCGCTACTTCTGGCAGTGCCAGCACTACATGGCCGTCTGTTCGGCTCCGGCCGTCTATCTCTCCGTGATTTTCGGCAACATGCGGTGGGCGTATTTCGAGATCGCCGCCGACTTCGACGCCATCACGGACCTGATGGAGCGCGAGGCCGCGTTCTGGCATCACGTCAAGACGGACACGCCGCCCGAGACGCAGCAGGCTTCCGCTGCACCGGCCATTGCATTCGATGAAATGCGCGAAGCCGACATGACCGGCGACAACGAGTTTGCCGCATCCGCTGCCGACTGGCTCGCCAACAAGGCCGCCGCCAAGACATTCGAGGACGCGACTAAGGCGCTGAAAGCCAAGGTCGAAAACGACGTGAAACTCGCTTTTGGCCACGGCGTGAAGGTTTCGCGCTCCAAGGCCGGAAGCCTGACCATCCGGAGCATGTGACATGCAACACAGCGAGAACATCAACGAAATCGCCACGGCTCTTTCCAAGGCTCAGGGCGAGATAAAGGGCGCGGTCAAGGACAGCGAAAACCCGCATTTCAAGTCGCGATACGCTGACCTTGCCAGCGTCTGGGATGCGTGCCGCACGGCACTGTCGGCAAACGGCATCGCGGTGATCCAGGCACCGACAAGCGACCACGAGGGCAACGTCTGCGTCGAGACGCTTCTGACCCATTCCTCGGGCCAGTGGATGCGGAGCGACCTGTCCGTGCGCCCGGCGAAGGCCGATGCACAGGCGGTTGGGTCTGTGATCACCTATCTGCGGCGCTACGCGCTGGCAGCGATGGTTGGCGTGGCGCCCGAGGATGACGACGGCGAGGCGGCGACGGGACGCGGCAACGGTCGCGGCGGCGAACCGATGGAGCCGGTCAAGCGTGAACCCGCCAAGCAGGCCGCGCGCGGCAACGGCACCCCTGCCCTGACCCTCGCAGTCCCGGACGAACCCGGCATCATCCCCGTTCCGGTTCCCGAGAACGGCGACATGCAGCCGGTCTGGAAAGCCTGGGTCATGGCAATGCAAATGGCGATCCACAACGCGCCGGACATCGAGACGTTGGATATGTGGGTCGCCGAGAACCAGTCGGCGCTTGGAAACCTCAAGGCGTTCAACGTCAAAACATTTGCGTATATCGACAACCAGATTGAGGCCCGGCGCGGCGCGCTTGCCCAGGCCCCGATCTCTGCTGCTGCGGAGTAAATCACATGGCATACGAACCGAAAGACAATTCCGGCGCGCTGTTCAAGAACGACCGCAAGGAAAAGCCCAACCATCCCGACTACCAGGGCGACTGCCTTGTGAACGGCAAGAAGATGCGAATTGCCGGGTGGATCAAGACCAGCACTCACGGGAAGAATTACATGTCGCTGGCGTTCTCGGAGCCGCGCGAGCAGCAGCAGAACGCGACCCAGGGCGCTGCACCGGCTGGTGACGACGTCGGCGACGAGGTTCCGTTCTAATGTTCCCCGTCCGCCGCAAGCCCCCGAAGTACGGCATCCGGGAAAGCAGCGTGATCCGCTCGCCTGGGCATCTGGCCTGGGTCCGGCAATTCACCTGCACGCTGTTTTCGCGGGGCGAATGCGAGGGGCGTATAGAGGCCGCGCATGTCCGCTTAGGGGCGCATGCCGGCATGGGCCAGAAGCCGGGCGACGACCGGGCGGTGCCCATGTGTTCGGCCCACCATGCCGAGCAACATCGGATCGGTGAAAAGACATTTGCCGAACGGTACGGCGTGAACCTCGAAGCCGTCGCGGCGCGGCTGTGGAAGTTGTCGCCGCACCGCAGGAAGATGGAGATGCAGGGATGACCACGCGCTCCGTTACCAACGAATTCCAGCGCGAAGCCCTGGTGAAGCTGATCCAGGCGCAGAGCCTACCCTTCACCTGCGAAGTCGTGAAGGGCAAGCGCCGGTCGGTCAACCAGAACCGCACCCAGCGCATGTGGATGAAAGAGGTTTCCGAGCAGTTGCAGGACCGCACGCCAGAGGAAGTCCGGGGCTACTGCAAACTGCACTTCGGCGTCCCGATGCTCCGCGAGGAAAACGAACTTTTCCGCGAGAAGTACGACCGAATCGTTAAGCCGCTGCCATACGAGACGAAGCTGGAACTGATGATGGAGCCGCTGGACTTCCCTGTCACGCGGCTGATGACCACACACCAGCACGCCCGGTATCTGGACGCCATCTGGACGAACTTCATTGGGCAAGGCGTGGTGCTGACGGACCCGGAAAGGATCGCGGCATGACAGACGACGACATCCAGACATTGACCGAGGACGACATTCGCCACCTGCGCGCCGAT